AGAGACTTGTCTTGCTTAAGGCGAGCATCGTACTCTGCCCGAAATTCTGCTAACGCCTTACCTTCAGCGGTTTCCTTTTGCCTTTGCACCCCGTAGGTGGCCCTACCACTTGGATGCCCCGCTGCACTGGCACTTACTCTCGGTTCCCATTCCTGATCTATTTCTCTTAGCCGAACTTGATACTGTCTGCCTTCATCAGATTCTTGAAATGAAGGCCGGTCAGGGTCTGGCTGGTAGATAGCTTCCGAACGACCCGTTACACCGGCAAGCTGCTGTCGCCTTCCAGCCACTGGAGAATAGAAGCCGTTCTTCTGCTCCCTGCTGGAAATAAAATCTTTAAAAGAAGCGTGAACAACCATTAGTAATACAGGAATCTGGTGCGGGGGCTAAATCGTGAACCTTGGTTGTACTGTCTGCCTAGCTGGGCAAAGCGTTGAGTAAACGGAAACTCTTTTAGGTAATCAGTAAACGTTGCAGTAGGGGCTCCGCCGCCCAGTACCTGTTCGCCAAGCTTCCCGTAGAAACCTTGCAGGGCCTCATCGTAAATACTAGAAGCTTGCTTCCTGCGAGATGGTGTATCAAGCATTCCTCTTTGCCCGAGCGTTCCAAAGAAAGCAGCCCTAGGTTCTTCTTCAAGAAAGCCAGCAAAGGTTGGATTAATTGCCATAGCTATCTCCTAGTAAAGTCCGTATTGCTGCCCAACAAACTGAGCAAAGTTTGGGGGAGCCATCCCTCTTCCCTCCGCGGCAGTTACGTCCGCTCCAGCCATCGGGGTTGACTTCCTTAGGTAGTTGGCCCAGAGTTCTGAGGCATTTGGCATATAGCGTTGCAATGCACTCAACGCAACTGGAGAGTACCTGCCCGCCTGTGCCTGTCCTGCCATCTCCATCATTTGAGCAGCCTGTTCTTGTGATTCTGGAGCTAGAAATCTAGAAGTAAAAGAGCCGGGAGCCAGCCCTCCCATCTCCTTCTGCGCCAAGGCTTGAAGTTGCAGCCCCATTCTTTGCTGTGCTTGCCGTCCACCAGCGGCAAGTCCGCCCCTAGCATACTCTCCAAAGGTAGGACTGAAGCGAGCAATACTACCTTCGTCTTCAATCCTAAGTTGTTTGCCCGCTTCTCCCTCTTCATAATCTCCAGTCTGTTGTCGCATTAAAGCTTGTCGGTAGTTCATCTGCTCTGCTGCCGTATACATGCTCAGGTCTTCCCCAAAAGGAATTTCATCTCCCATTAAGGGCATTAGCTGTTCTGCTTGATAGCCAGCATAAAGTGGCTGGTATTGACTTTTTGCAAATCGACCGGCTGCACCCTGAAGACCGCCAAGACCGGCCTTCCCAAGCTCATCTAAAAATACGGCAAAGGGAGATTGCTGCTCTAAAGCTTGGCGGCGAGATAATTCAGTTTGATATTGCTCCGGAATTGGACCCAATTGGCGTCCGGGTTTTATGTTGCCCTCTAAGTCTCTAAGCTGCCCCTCAACGTCTTCTCTCTTTGTAGTTACTGCGTGAAGGTCAGGTGATGGCGGAAGTATTTCCTTTGAGTAAGGTACGGCTGAAGGTACGCCCCCTGATTCAATTCCTCCAAATCTCGTGATGTCTTGCTTTCCAGCGTGGAATCGACCGGGTTCAACATATTGTTTTGTAAATTCGTCAAACGACTGCGTTGTGGTAGTAGTAGCAGCCTCTTCTCCTTCAGTTCTTTGAAAGGTATCTAGTCGCGCGGTTGCTTCTTTTTCCTGATTCTTTGACTTGTCTAATGCTTCCTTCTCACGCTCATCAATCTCGGCTAGGACACTTTTGAGTTCTTCAGCGGGCAGAGGGTCTCCCTTATAAGGCACTTGCGCTTGTGCTCTTTCCGCCGCAAACTCATCTGTCATGTTCACAATATCGGTGCGGAACTGACTTGCGGGAACGAATTTAAGCTGAGGGTCTACCCCGCGACGGCGTTGTGCTTCTCGCGTTGCCTCTTCTGAGGTAGCAGCTTCAATTGTGTAAGTCCTGTTAAGCTGCTTACGGTCATAGGTGCCAATGCCCTTTACCTCTACCGTGTAGATTGCCATTATTTATACCCCGTTATAAGAACCCGGTCCGCCGGGAGTTCCGGGCGGTGCTTGTGCAGGGTCTCCCGCTCTAGTAAACCCCTGCATTTGTGAAGAAAGAATATCATTAGATATTCCCGGAGGGCCACCCTGCCCACCTCCGCCCTCTGGTGGTGGGGGTGCGCCCGGTTGCCCCGGTTGCCCCGGTTGCCCCGGCGGTACTCCAGCCATCATAGCCTGTGCCTGAAGCTTGAGCTGCTCAAATTGCATATCTTGAGTTTGCTCTTCCATGTTCTCTTGCTTCAATGTCTTTCTCAAAAGATCAATGTAGATAAGAGCTTTCTCTTGCTCACCCGTTTGCATCAAGCCTTCAATCAGCGTGATTAGCAACGCTTTTGGCTCTGTTACGTGAGCTTGCTGAGCACTAATTGCGTTCTTGAATTGCTGGATGTCTGTAATCTGCAAGATATTTTCCAGAATCCAGTCATCTGGCGCAAGGGGCCGGTCGCCTTCACGCATCATCTGCGCCATTGTGATTAGTTGCGGGTCATCTTGAGGCATACGAACACCGAACTTAATTTCAATTGCCCCTGCGTCTTCTAGGTCAGTTGGCTTAATTTCTTCATTGAAGTAATTCGAGACATCGTTATACCGCCCCGTTACGTCTATTGCCTTAAACCCGCCAAGTGCGTACTGCATTGTAATTAGTTCAGTAATCTGCTTGTAGCAAGAAGTCATTGCTTTTACTCTTGGCTCAATCTGGTGAGAAGAGCCTTCTTGCAAAACCTTGGCTGCAAACCCTGAGATAGCAAAAGGAAGTTCCCCGTAACTTACGTTTGATAATCCACCACGCTGTAATTCACCGGAAACAATTCCAACAAACGCAGGAGCGTCTACTGGCATTGTTACTTCGTCAAGGAGTTGAATATCAGTACCAGCCGGGAGTGGAACTTCAGAACCATCCTGCCACGGGTCAGAATCTAACGTGGTGGTTCCATCAGGAGAGACAACTTTGTATGGTCGCCTTACAGCGCGCCGAACAAGTGTCTTATACGCACTCATTGCAAAGTTTAGGTCATCATAAATCTGGCGGTTAGAAGCAAATATAGACTCACCAAAGTCCCTAGCCGTGTCATCGCTAGAAGTTTCAGACTGAATCCAAGGTGCTGGACCAACTGCTCCCAGAAATACAGGAGCAAAGGAGGTTCCGTTAACATCCTTGATGTTGTGCTTGGTAAGTTTTTTACCCCACTCGTACTCATCCCTGCCTTTAGCAATAATAATTCCGTGCTGTTCACGGTCGTAGTAATCCCAAACATCAGTACCGGCTGTGCCGCCATCTTTTTCTATTACTGGCTCAACGTCAATTTTGTACTTAGATTTAATACCGGCGGGAGACCTTCTTGTCTTTTGAGCCAACCAGACAACTCCGTCATCATCCATTTCATAAATGCAGTGCAATGGGTCAAACGGGGTGATGTCTACAAAGGTACTTCCGTCTTTACGCTTGTTTAAAAGCGCACGACCTGCATACCAGCCACGAAGTACACAGTGAAAAGCAAGCTGTTCACGAACCGTTGGCTGTCCCAATCGCTGCATCCGTTCGTCAGCTTGGTTAAGTGAGCCAATTGCTAGCTTTTCTTTTTTAGTTCCGGGCTCTCTATCAGCAATAGTCGAACTCATATTTACCCGAATCGACATGCTGGCATCGGTCAGGTAGGAAATAATCTTATCGGCTAAAATTCGGGGTGCGTTAGAGGTGTAGCTCTGGTAGCCCGCGCCAGCATCATAGGCGTTCATTCGGTAAAGGCCGTAATCGCTTTCCATTCTGGCGCGCCTAGTAATAAATCCGGGCGACTCCCAGACATCTTCCAGCCTTTTTACTAGGTCATCTATCTTAGCCACATTACCACCTGTTCACAGAAATCAAATTAGTCTGCCCCGAGGTTCTGGCAAAGCCAAAATTCACAACAAGACCGTAGGTTATAGCTTTTACACCATGATTGAAAGCGTCCCTTGGTGTCTTGCCTACAACGTTACCTTCCCTGTCAGTCCTCCAAGTATAAACGTGTATCTGGTCATCAAAGGGGTTGGAGCAGCCCCCCAATTCAGAAATAATGCCCTTGCAATTGTTATTGAAAACAATGCTGGGCTGGCGCGAAACAGGGTTTTCTTTTAGATAGGTATTAAATCTTTCGATGCCATCCATAATTCCGACTCTTTCGGACTGCATGTATAGCCCCGCCTGTGCGAGCCATGTATCAACAGGTCTTGATTCGCCAAAATTATGTGCAGCTACATCAATAACACCGTGGGAAACGTCCTGCCACCAAGGTCTGGTCTGACAAATATCAATAATTTCTTCAGTGACCTTAAGGCGTTCGTAAACTTCGTCTATCACTCGGACCTGTCCGTCGATTATCTGTACTGCTTCAACAGCGTAGGCTGACTTTGTGACCTGAGAATAGCCGGGGTCAATCCAGAGATGCACTGGTTCGTTAGGAATATAGACAACTTCATCTGAAAC